CTCAGAACCCCGCCGCCGCGTAGTCCTCCTCGGGCTGCACGGCCTGGTGCCGCAACGCCCGGTCCAGGGCCATCACGGCGGCAACAACGCTGTCGATCTTGTCGGCCGACCTGGCTTTATCCGGCTTGAGGTTGCCAGCAGGGTCCTGCTTAACGATGAGGTTAGCGGCCTGCCAGCGGACCAGGGGGTTATCCCCGTGCCGGTAGGTCCCCGCAGCGACCAGCCGCAGCAGCTCCCGTGTGGGTGCCGCCATCGTGGCGTAGCCCTGACCGACCTGGACCAGCGGGAACCCCTCCTCGATCAGCTCGGAGCTGAGCTGGGTTGCCCCCCACCTGTCGAACGCTATCTCCTCGATCTGGTAGACCTCCGCGTCGGCCCTCAGCGCCACCTTGATTTCGTCATAGTCGATGACGTTGCCCTCGGTGACCTTGAGGAGCCCGGCCTCCTCCCACACGGTGATCTTGCCCCCGGTGCGGCGGTCCAGGTCCCGCACTGCTGCCCTCGGGGCGAAGCACCGCCACAGGACATCATGGCCGCCCGCGCCGTCTGGGAAGTCCAGCGCGTAGCTGGCCAGGTCGGTGGTGCTGGCCAGGTCCAGCCCGCCGTAGCAGGTGCGCCCGGCCAGGCCGACAGCGGTGTGGATCGGGAGGCAGGCATCCCAGGCCAGCATGTCCAGCGCCCGGCCTGCCTGGGGGGTCTGCTGGTTCAGCCGGTACTGCCGGAATGCCCGCTCGGCTGGCAGGTTGCCCAGGGCCTTGAGAAATTCCGACCGGAGGATACGCAGGTCCAGGTAGTCCCCCAGGGCTGGGTTGGCCAGGTGCCAGGTGGCCTCATCGGTCCAGTCAGCCTCACGGGGCGCGGCGTGGATCACCACCAGCCTGGCCCGGTCCAACTCGGGGTCCTCCAGCACCCGCTCAGACCAGGTGCGCTCACTGGCCGCGAACCCGCCAGGGTCGTTGTCGGCGGTGGTCACCAGCATCAGGAGGGGCTGAGACCTGGCCCCGAACCCGGTCCTGAGCGCGTCGTAGAGGTCCCGCGAGGGCTGGGCTAGCAGCTCGTCAATGTACGCGCCGTGAGGGCTCGGCCCCAGTGCTCCCATCGCGTCCCCGGCCACCACCGAGAAAAACGAGGCGGTCTTGTCGTAGCTGATGGTCCGCGCGCCGCGGGCGATGTGGAGCCGACCAGTCAGGATCGGTGAGAGCTGGACCATGCGGGCAGCAGCCCCCCAGGCCAGGGCTGCCTGGTCCTTATCCAGGGCCAGCCCGTAGACCTCGGCGGCCTCCTCCCCGTCGCTGGCCAGCAGGTAGAGCATGACCCCGGCAATGAGGGCCGTCTTGCCGTTCTTGCGGCCGGTGGACAGGTACAGCTCCCGGTATCTCCGCAGGTACTTGCCCCAGCCAGGGTCATACTCGACCGTGCCGAACAGGGGCACCAGGACCTCGTTGGCCTCCCACTCGGCGGGGATGAACGGACGCCTCGCCCAGTCACCCTTCGTGTGGACCAGGAGGCTGCCGAAGAAATCCAGCACCCTGGCGGCGCGGGGCTCGCACAGGTGCTCACCGCGCCTGCGGCAGGTGGCCCCGCTGAACTGGTAGCCACAGGGCGGGAACCGGCGTCGATCAGGCATTACGCCACCATGATGCCCTGACCGGCGGGGAGGCGCACCCCCCCGGCCCAGGACGGCGCTGGCTGGCGTCTGGGGCCAGGTGCCTGTGATCAGACCTGGGCCAGCTCCAGCTCCTCCTGGGCGCTGTCAACGCTAGGCTGCCCGCATGGGGCCTGAGCCCAGGCTGACACCTGCTGAGGCCCGAGTCCTGGCCCTGCTGCCCAGCCACCTGACCGCGCCGCAGATCGCGGCTGAGCTGGGCCGGTCCAGCTCCACTGTGCGGAGCCAGATCACCGCCGTCTACCTCAAGCTGGGTGCCCACTCCAGGGCTGAGGCTGTGGCCCAGGCCAGGTCCCTGGGCCTCCTGAGCTGGGCTGGGCCACAACGTCAAGCAGGCCAGGACCCTGGTGTGGGTCCTGGCCTGCTGGGGTCAGGTTGAGGGGGTCAGCCCTCAGACTTGGCTGCTGAGTCATGCTCAGCGGTGGCATCCTGGGCAGCCTCAGCCTTGGCAGCCTCAGCAGCCTGGGCAGCCTCAGCCTTGGCCTCCTGGGTGGCCTTGGCCTTGGCAGCCTTGGCAGCAGCCTGGGCCTCAGCCTTGGCGTCGGCCTGGCAGCCTGAGCACCACTCCAGGCGGCCAGCCTTGGTCCCCAGGGCATCCCCAGCCTTACCGCCGACTGAGGGGGTGGTCAGGTTGTGGGTGTTGCACCTGACCAGCCAGGGGGGGCTGTCTGCTGGGGCCTGGGGGGTCCTCTTGAGGAGGTCATATCCACCCTTGGGCCAGCGGATTTCGTAGCCCTCAGGGGCAGGGGCATGGGCTGAGTCACCAGCCAGGGCAGCAGCCAACTGGTCGGCGGCTGAGGTCCTGCCCTCAGCCACAGTCCGCTCCTGCTTGGGGGCCTTGGGCTCCTCCACCTTGCGGGGGGCCTCAGCAGGGACCACAGCCCAGAACTTGGTAGCGGACCCGAATGCACCCCCATCAATGGCCCTGGAGCCCCTGGTCAGCAGGGTGACACCCTGGGGGTTGACCTCCACCTTGGCCACCTTGATGCCCTTGGCCAGGGGGGTCTTGACTGAGGTCCCGAAGAACTCCCAGCCGCTCAGGGGGTTGCCATGCTGCTTCCAGGTGGCCCTGGTGGGGATGCCTACCTCAGCAGCAGCCTGGCGGACCTCAGCAGCCTTGGCCTCACTGCCAGCCTCGGCGGCGAAGTCAGTCACCTGCTGGGGGCTGGGGGCCTCCCCTCCAGCCTCCAGCTCCTCCTGGGCCTGGGGGCCATTGATGGGGTGGACAGTGGCCAGGACCTCATCCTGGGCAGCAGCCAGGGCCTCCTGGGCGGCGACCTGGGCAGCCAGCCTGTCATCTGCGTCGGCGGCGGTGATGGCCTCAGCCCACTGGGCCTCAGTCATGCCCTCAGGCTTGACCTGGGCAGCCTGGGTGTCCTTGGGGGTCTTGCGTGCGGTCATGGGGGTGGTTCCTTCCCGATTGGCCCTGCCCCCCTCTGGGGCTGGGCTGTGCGGCTGGCCCCTGGAGGCCAGCCTCCTGGGCTAACAATCGGTTACGGACAGTTATTCCCTGTCACGGATTGTGCCAGGCCCCCGGCTTGCCCTACGCTGGCAGGAGCCCGCCCCCTGCTGTTGATTGGGTGGTTCCATCCCCGGCAGGGGGCTGGGCCTCATCAGCTCAGCAACCTGTCCGCGAGGGCATCAGCCACCGTGTGCTCCACCCTGAGCGGCTGCCGCGCCGCTGGAGTGAGGCCGAACTCCCGAGCCCACCGCAGCAGCTCCAGGCTGGCATCCCGCTGCTGCGCCACGGCCGGATTCTTGCGGATCACCCCGTCACGGTCCCGCAGGAACAACCCGGACCTGCCCACCAGCTCCGTGGCCACCCTGAACCTGGCCGAGGCTTCGCAGTACCCGGCCAGGGCCATCCTGTCGGCGGCGGTCGCGGTGCCCATCGCCAGCAGCTCGGGCACGATCAGGTCCCACTCCTCAGCCCCGCCCGAGGTCAGCCACGACGGCTTAGACGGGGCACCACGGCGCGGCTTGGGCTCCAGGGGGCTGACCCTGCTGGGCCTGGTCTCCCCGTGCAGCACCCGGAGATTGGTCGGCTTCGGTGCCGGTCCTCTACGCCCCATGCGCCGCGACCTTCCACCCCGAGGCCCTGGCAGCCCGCCGCGCTAGCCGCTCGCGGAGCTGGGCCTGGTGCTCAGCCATGACCTCCTCAGCCATGCCCTCACAGTAGGCGCGGGCAGCCTCGAACAGGGGCCGGTCCCGCACCACCAGAGGAGCCCTCCTGGCAATCGCCCCCGGCTCCATCCAATGAAAGACGCGGGGCTCACCGCGCCCGTTGCTGTGGGTCTGCCTGACCATCAGCCTGGCCATCTCGGGGGCCATCCGCTGGAGGCCCACAGCCCGGACCCCCGCCCGGTAGTAGACCCGCATCCCCGACCGCTCACCGCGCCCGCCGTGATTCTTGATGTAGGCCAGCGGGTAGACCAGCGCCGCCGTCGCGGACTCGGCCGACCCCGCGTACTGGTAGGCGTGGAGGATGTCCTCCTCCACCGGCCCGATGTAGGGCTCACGCCCAGGCCCCACCCGCTCCAGGTAAAGGCTGTACGGGAACCCAGGCCGCACGAAGGTCCCCGGCTCGGTCGCGGGGTTGACCGCCTGGAGTTTGGCCCCTGTCATCCGGCTATTGGTCGCCAGGGTCACCGCAGCCAGGAGGTCCGCGAACATAGCCAGCCCGCCGCGGGCTGCCACCACCTTGGCCGAGGAGGCATAGCCCACGAACGCGGTCAGCCGCCGCAAGTTGTCATCGAGCTGGAGCACCGCCCAGCACCCGCGCTCCTCAGCCACCCGGCAGGCCCACTCACGCTCCGTGAAGCACCCCAGGAACGCGCCCGGCTCATAGGGACCTGGCCCCATCCAATGAGCAGCCGCGAACGCTTCGGCCTCGGCCTGGCCGTAGGGCACGACCTCCCAGCGGTCCCGCTCATAGCCTGGAGCCCGGTCGTCTCGGACCACCCACACAGGGTCAGCGGTGACCCCCTCCAGCGGGGCCAGCAGCCGCCTGGTCTGCCGGTCGCGGAGCTGGGGCCTGCCGCCGCTGATCACCACGGGGAGGACCCCGCGCAGGAGGTCAGGTGGGGTAACGGACAAACACGACTCCG